TAGTTTGTGACAGTAGGAGTACCAACGATCAGCGCGTCATCTGCACCGGAGTTAAAGGCTGTCACAACCCACACGCTGCATCCGAGGAACGTCGCGTCTGCGGGGATGGTCCCAACTACTACCGTCCCCGTGCCACCAATGACATCCGTGTATTCGATTAGCTCAGAGAGCTTGCCGTCACCTGGAGCGTATGAGCACGCAGTCCCAGGATCACGCATGTTGTGACGTCTTAGTCTATCAACCATGTCTCCCCCTATGCCGCGGCCGAAGTATCGGTGTAAGCCGCACACTGCCCGACTGGTCCGTATCCTTCCATCGCACGTTCCAGCACCACGCACGTCGCAGCATTCGTCTCAATCTCAGCAAGCCGCGCTTGGATATGCGTGTAATCGCTGTCACGAGTTAAGTCCTGGACGTAGACCTCGAAGTCCGCCATCTGGATAAGATCCACCACAACCAACTCTGCGTTGGACTCAGTGATGGTGAATGCTCCCGTTCCGTTCTTCTCACAAGTAACCTGACGATCGCCGCCGCCGGGTTCGGTGCAAGAAAGGGTTACGTCATTGCCACCCGACACGGTTGCCAGCATACCAGGAACGCCATAAGTTGCATCATTGATGCACGCAGCCAGCGCAGTCGCCGCAGCGTCGTCATTGGTATTGATGAACTGGCGATTCGGAATGCTTGTCGCATCAGCAGCCGTATACGTCAACGCGGTCCCCGCCGTCAATGTGCCCTCACCATTGAAGTAGTACGGCGTGAGGACAAGCGTCCGGCCTTCAGTAGTGGATGTCGGAGACACCATAGCCAGAGCCACCTTGATGCCCTGTGCCATCGTGATCGTGTCCCCAAGCTGCAACGGAGTCCCCCCCGCCGCATTCAGGGCCTCATAGACCTTGAGTGTTAATTCTTGGCCTGCGGTCTGCCCGTAAACTATCGCCGTAAACTTCGCCTTAGCGAACGTGTCCATTCGGAAGTATTCACCGTTGATGCTCGTTCCGCCCATTTGCGGCTTGATCCCCGCGTCTACTTTCACACCTTCTCTAATCATGTGCATATTAGTTCTCCTCTCCCGTTAGGGATTGACTTCTCTCTATGCGTCTGTCAGTTCGATGAACGGGCTGACAGTGTTAACGCCATCTCTCAACGTAAGCGGTGAAGTGATCCACGGCTTTGCGTCATCGTAGTAGGTGATTTTCAACGTCTCTTCACCCTTCTTGAATCCGAGGATGCCCATGTCGCTCTTCAGCGTTGCGCCCATTCCAGGTTTTCGCATGTAGTAGTCAAGGTTGACCAAACGGAGGTCGCCTTGCGTTCCAAGCGTCGGACTGATCTCGTTGAAGAAGATCGGAATACCCATCAAGGTAGGAGAAGGGACACCGTCACGGGCATTCTGCGCCCACATGATAGTCCCATCGCCATTAGTGATGGTCATGAGCTGAGGAAGCATGGTAACTCGCTGGCACAGCCATACGAACTTGCCTCCACCATTTGTCATCTGTCTTGCAATCATGTTCACAAGGTCGATGTAGTTGACCTGATCGGCTACACTACGAGCAATGGAGAGCATCGCAGGGCTTGAAGCAAATCCCTTGAACTCGCCTGCGCCAGTACCCGTCTGAATCTTGTCATCACGCTGCGAAAGGATTGCGCCGTTAAGAAGAGGCTGCATCATCGCGCCCATCTGTGGCGTATTCGCCTGTGACTCTTCTGAGACAAGCCAGAATACACCCGTCTTCTCAGGCTTGAATGTGACCGTCATCAGGGTTGGATAGTCCGTCTCGGACAGGGTTGCAAGCTCTGAGGACGAATAGACAGCAACGCCGCCATAGATGCCCTTAGCTCCAGACTGATCGAATGCGTTGAACGTGAACTCTGAATTCGGTGGGTCGGTCGCAGGAAGGTTGCGAATCATCGAAGACATATACTGCTGATCGGCTGGAATCTGTAGCAGTTCATCCGTGTACTGCGGGCGCATCCAGAAGCCGCCGCCAATACCAGTCAGAGTGCTCAGCCCACGTCGCTCAATCTCGCCCTTGTGCATCTTAAGTAGACGCTCAGGCGTTCCCATGCCGCCTGCACCGCACGAACGTACCTCAGCAATCATCTCGTCAAAGCCGCCGGGCTCGTTGCCATAGCCGTAGTCTTCCTCGCACTCTTCGGTCGCAACTACTCCGGGCGCTCGCTGTTCCTGAATCGCAGCCGTCAAGCGTTCGTCGGCTTCAGTCAGCTTCTCTTCCATCTCTTCGTAATGTGCTGTAGCGTCGCCGGTAATCTCTTTGACGCGCCGCTCGACTTCCTCTTTCACTGTCTCAGGCACGCCTTCAAGCACATCGGCGACACCCTTGAGCTGCACTTCTACGCGCTCAAGTGCCTTCTCCTGATCTGTTCTCTCGTCGTTCTCTGCCATCTTAATCACTCCTCAACCTAGATATTCTTTCTACCTGCGTCTGGATGCCCTGCAAGTGGTTTCCCGGCTTGCCTTGCGGCTCCGTTCGAGTGTCGTTGGACGGCTCAAGGAGTGCGTCTATTCGATCCATCTGCGTTCTCATGCCATCGGGAATCACCATCGGTTCCTGTGGCGCTTCAGTTCTCACGCTAGTCATGTCAATCGTTGCTTCGCTTGCTGATGCGAAGTTCGCCGTTACGGGTGAAACCTCGAAGGATTTCACCTCGCGAAAATGAGGAACATCCACACCGTCTGTCTTTACAATCTTGATCTTGTCTGGGATCTTGCCGAATGAGTGGGACATCACAGTGATGTATCCCTTCTTCATCCCGCTATGCACCTCAGCGCCTTTCTGTACATCAAGGTCGAGCTGGCCTTGAACCCTCATTCCTATATCGTCTTCAGTAACTAAAGCGCGTCCAATCGGTACGTCAGGCTTGTGCATCCAGACAATCGGGAGCCATCCTCCGCGCTCCTTTATCGTCTTCGTGAACGCACCCCTGTCAAATACCGTGCCGTGAGAATCGACCACTCCAAACACTGAAGCGTAGCCCTCGAAGCTCCCAGGCTCGCCGTCTTCTACCGTCCGCACCTCAAACGATCTTTCTGGATTGGTCATGGCTCACCCCTTAAGACTCCCACACCCACACGATGACCGAGGCATAGTTACTGTCTGCCTTGCTCGTAACCGTGATTTGATATGATGTTGATGGTTTCAACAGGAAGTGATTTCCCGGCTCGCCGCGCATCTCTGCCCTCTGAAGAATCTCTGTGCCGCCTGTGTAAGTGCCGTCATACTCAGCAGCCACAGCGTACTCATCTGGATAGCTACCCTGACGGATGCGCCCGAACAACGTAAGCGCAGTGCCCGCAGCCCCGATCGTCACGCCCTCTGTAATCAGCACATTGGATATAGAAGCAGATGACACATCCTCTGCCAACCAATACGAGCCCGTTGCCGGTGTGGTAATGACGATCTTCATCACGTCGGCAATGTCGAAATCGGCGTCAAACAGGTATCCCCTGTGCCCTGAATCCCTTATTGAATAATGCTGATGGTCCATACCGCTCACCTATCCCTTATACATTGCAACGCATCTCTCGCCGCGTCATTCTGTCGCTTATCAGCCAACGTCAACCTGTCTTTACCCTTGAAGTGTCTGCGAGGATTGCCACACATAGCACAGCTACATAGCTTCCGAGTGCGCACCCAAAGCTGTTCAGTCTTTGAACCCTCATACAGAAAGCTGAACCCTGCCATTCGGCGATCAGTCAATCTCGCCAGGATGCCAGCACGTCGTTTCCCCTCTTGCAGATTCAGATAGTGCATCCCGTCACCTACCCCTTGTACATTCCCACGCATCTGCAATTCACGTCGTTCGTCCCATCACCCGGATAATCCGCACCGTCTGAGAACGTATCTCCGAATGGAATCCATCCCTGCCCCGTGTTATTCACGTGCGCCGTCCTCACCCGATCGTCGCCCGCGTCCAGCCATGCCTTCTGTTTCGCAACGCCTGATTGCCGCGCAGACTCGTGCATCGCCGTCCCAGCCGCTTGATGCACCTCAGTACGTGCGATCATCATTGCGCGATAGGTGTCCGTGCCGCCTTCCCAATCCTTAAACACCTCTTTGATGCTGCGTGCTATCTTGACACTGCTATCGCCATCCTTGATCCCCTTGAGCACGATCGCACGGATGGCCTTCTTCGTCGTGTCCTGTATCAGCTTCACCTCGGCAGCGGCGTGAGCGTTGACGTACTTCTCAATCTCCTCTGACCACGGATCGAAGTCGCGCTTTTCTGAGTGCAGTAGGACCCCCCTATCTGAGATCCTTTCTCCCGACACGTCGGAAGGTGAGGAAATCACTGCACTCATATCAATCGTCCTTGGAACCAACTCGTCAAACGTCTCTTCGCCGAAGTCCTCTATGACTGCTCTGTATACGGCAGTGAAGGTCTTCACCCACGCGCCGCGCTGGGATTCAATAGCCGCGTCAGTATCTGTATGTCCGTTTGTGATAGCTTTGACCACCGCTGACGACTCTGCCGTAAACAGAGAACTAACCTTCTGTGCAACACCGCGCTCCCATCCAAGCCGCTTTCTGTCCGTTGCCCGATAGTGCAAATCTAATACTGCGCTATCTGCCGACCTCTCAAGAATGCGTGCCCTCTTCTCACGAGGTAAGCGCATCATCTCTACGGCTGTATATGCCCGCCCTTCGTCAACCGTGTCCCGCGCCGCGTCAACAGGAAGCAACTTCACTGATATGTATCCGTCCTCTGGACAGTCTTTCTCATCAAACCCGAGGCTTAATCGTTCGTTGATCGCCCTGGTAGAGATGCCCATGTCGAAATACTTCTTCCCTTCTTCGGCGTTCGCTTTGCGCTTATCGACCATCGGCGGCGTACCTGACAGATCGTAATCGAAATAGATGCCATCGAAGTGAGGCGCAAGTTGGATGTTCAACGTAGCCACGAATTTCTTGACCGACGGAATGTACGTCGCGTTGTAAGTCGCAACCTCAGACGCCCTCATGTTCTCGAATTTGGCTGGTACTAATCCAGTTGACTCTGCGAACACGCCGAAGCCAGTGCATAGCTCCTGGTTCGTCAGGTTCGATCCGCCCATGAAGTCCATCTCAGCAGGCGTCGGGGTAGCAGGAACAAACCCGCGCCCGTCCTCGATAACTATCGCTTTACGTGCATTCGCTGGCCCTTCCTTGAACTCCTTCATCTGCGCCATTAGCCGATCATACTGAGTCTTTTCCAACATGCCCGTGCTTATAGTCCCACTAGGCCACATGCCATTTATCATCGAGTGATACTGGAAGTCAGTTATCGCATTGCCCGTGTCTACCAGCTTGGCATTCGCCCTCAATACAGGCTGCCCGAATAAGTCGCTCGACGGGCTGTAGTTCTTGAAGTGGACTATCTCGTCTTCAGCAAATGGAACTGGCTTGTTGCCTGGGATCGTGTAGAGGTATATATGTTTCTCTACCCCGTCATCACTATCACGCGCCCTTAGAACCTTGATGCTCACACGATCTGATCGTAGCGGGTCCAACCTTACGCTGTCGCCTAGCTGGTTGATGTACCAATAGGCGTCACCGGCTAAGCATAGGAATAGCTCTACCCTGAACTTCAGATCGTCCATTGAGATCTTAGGATTGGGGCTGTAAATCATCTTTGACGCTGGATGTGTATCTGAGGTCGCGTCTTTGGTGGATATGTCTTTAGCGATGATCGGGATGGAAACTTGCGCATCAGCTCTGAGTTGGATCAGCCGGGAAACGAGCCAGTGCGACTCATATCCTTCAATGACGGCCTTCTTCGTATTCCAATCCGTCCACTTCTCAACGCCGTATTGCATGGAGGAAGTTGTCTGAGGAGATCTAGCGCGTGTAGAAAGCAAATTGGCAATAGCGGCCCGAGGACCATCTACTGCCCAGTCTAGGACGGCATTGCGCAAACGTCCCATTAACTCCCCTCGATAAGCACAGTCCGGTTGTCGTGCCTATCGGAGAGATACTAACACGTGTGGCGTTTATATACAAGAG